TTAACTGATGCTTCAGATGGAAGTATTGCAACAATCAATACTTTAAACCTATCAGCTAATAGACCTGATGGTTCTGCACCACATAAAATGTCCGAGTTTTATTCTTATGACCACGATGCTGCAACTACCGTAGGAAATCCATCAGATACAAGTATATCGTTTTCTGGTTCACCAGGTGATTCTGAAATTTCTCACGCAGCAGTTACAGTAGCCATTGGAAATGGGTCTGGGGGATTGGATATTTGGTATACAAACAATTCAGGTACAGTTAGAGGTGGATTAGATGTAGCACTCTCAACCAATGGAACAAGTTATGGTTCGGATATAGATGTTCAAAATTCATCTGGTTATTTTGATGATGGTTTAAGTGATTTTAGTGGTGATTCAACTTTATATCTTATATTCAAATATACACCACACTCAAGTTTAAGTGAAACGACTTCAAGAACTTTAAATATAAAACTTAATGGTGTAACAAATACTGGTGCAACAATATCTACTGACATTCAAGGTGGTGGTGGAGGAGGAAGATAATAGGTTGTGAAAGGTTATGCCGCTGAAGCAAAATATACATTTACAGATACACAAATATTAGATGAAAGTTGTGGGTGGGATGTAATGTCTGATTGGGAAGACCCGATAATGGTCAAACACGGAGAAATCGTTACAAAAAATGGTGGTGATATTTTAGAATTTGGTTTTGGTATGGGTATTAGTGCAACACACATACAATCACACGATATTAACTCACACACAATTATAGAAATAAATGATGATGTTTATGAAAGATTATTAAAATGGGCAGAAGATAAACCAAATGTAATCCCGATAAAAGGTGATTGGGCAGAAAGTATTCCAGACAAACAATATGATGCGGTATTTTATGACCCTTATGGTGATATGCTTAACAAACCTGCATTTCCAGAACTAATATGTAAATATTGTAAAGAAGGAACAATAATTAGTTGGTATAACAACATATTACAACAAAGTTCCATATATTCATCTGGATATAGTGATATTCCAGTTTATTGGGATAACGATAGAATAAATTTTTACGAAGTAGAATTAGAAATACCAGATAATGCAAGAATAAAATGGTATTTAGAAGGTGATGGAAATATTTATTATGCACCAGAACTTGTGGTAAACAAAGATGAAATAAACTTTGATAAGTTATTAAACATTAGAACAAACCACTACAATAGAAATGTATAAAAAAAATTGAATAAAGAAAAACAAACTGATATTTATTAACATATGACTTGGATAGTAGTAAAACAATATTTTTTAACAGGTTCACAAGACCCTGAGTGGGCTACCAAACAACAATTTTGGAGTCAATTAAGTGGTTCTGGGGATACTCAAACTTTTTCGTATGAAAACGAACAAGAAGCCTGGGAAAAAGCAATTGAACTACAAAACGAAGATACATCAGGTCGTAGATATAAAGCAGTAAAACTATAAAGGAGTTACAAAATGGCTGAAGAAACAAAACTAAAAAGTCAAATGAGTGATGGTGAAGCAGTAAAATTTTCTGAAGAAGAACTTCAATCATTACAAGAGTTACAAAATACTTATGCAGGTATTTCAACTCAATTTGGTCAATTAAAAGTTAGTAAAATGAATTTATTAAGACAATTAGATTCATTAGAACAATCAGAAGAAACTTTAGAAAACGCTTGGGAAGACAATCGTAAAAAAGAAACTGAATTAGTTCAATCTCTAACTGAAAAATATGGCCCAGGTTCTTTAAATCCACAAACAGGTGAATACACACCAATTAGTGCTGAAGAAACTGAAAATAACGAAAAATAATTAGTATCGTATAACACTTTTGAGATTTTAAGCTGATATTTATTATTAGTTTTAATTTCAACCAATCGGAGAAAAATAATGGCAGAAAGAATCGTTAGCCCTGGTGTATTTACACGAGAAAAAGACCTATCTTTCTTACCACAAGGAATTTCTGAAATTGGAGCGGCGTTAATCGGGCCAACACAAAAAGGCCCAGCGTTCACACCGACAATTATCAGTAGTTTTAGTGAGTTTGA